AACATAACGAAGGAAAGCACGACCAAAAGACACATGGTTCTTGGGCTGACGGAATTGCCGAAACGATTTTGGCAGGTGGTCACCCTGAAGTAGAGCCTGAGAATCTATCCGCATTCTTGATGAAAGCATCAAAGCGAACAGACCATCCTGATTTAACAGAGTTAAGTATCAAGGGAACATTGCTATACGGTGATGAAGGAATGGGTATTGCTCGTAAAGACATGCCTCAAATTCCTGGAAAAGAACGCGCTCGCTTTCTTGATGATATTGAAAAGTCAGATGGAATTACAGTTGAAAAAGAAAAGATTGACCCAACAACACTTAAGCCAATTCAAAAAGAAATTTCAGCCTCTCGTTCAGGTGCTATTTTTAATAAGTTCCGTAAAGACGGAGAAATTCCAAAGGATGAAAGAATCCTTATTTCTAAAGACGGTTATGTAGTTGACGGTCACCATACATGGGGAGCATCGGTTGCATTTGCATTTGATAATCCAGGAACAGAATTACCTGTATACCGATTATCAGTAACGGCAAAAGAGGCACTTGATGTTTCTCTTCGTTGGGCAAAAGAAAACGGTTTTGAAGGTCAGGCTATTGATGCTCCAGCAAAGAAAGCGCTTATTTGGAAACATGAAGGCGGAGGACATGACCAAAAGAGTCATGGTGGATGGGCTGCTGGTTCAGATTCATATGCAGATGATGTCGCTCCAAGCAAAGACCGTTCAGCAAAGGCTGTTTCACTTGCAAGTGGAATTCGTGACCGTGCGGTTAAAGTTGAGCCAGCAGTTACTGAGTTGGTAAATACATTTGCTAAAAACGCAGATGGAAAACTTATGGGATTGCGTCAGCGTTTGAAGTCAACAGATTCGCTTGCTAGAAAGATTGACGCAGATGCTGCATTAGAGCATGAAGGAAATCATGAGAAGGCTGCTGAATCAGTATCAGATGCACTTCGATACACAATTAAAGTTCCTGATTCAAACTATGCAGATGGTTTAGATGCAACAGTTAAGGGACTTGAAGGAACTGGTTGGAAAGTTCGCACCAAGAACTTTTGGAAGACTGGAGACCCTTACGATGGAGTCAACATTAAGGCTTCAAAGAATGGCGTGGCAGTTGAGATTCAATTGCACACAGCAAAATCTTTAGAAATCAAAGAGGGCAAACTTCACGGTATTTATGAGAAGTATCGAGTTTCGACCGATAACTCATTCCGCCGTCAGTCATGGGACAAGATGGTAAATATTGCTAAGGCAATTCCTCGCCCCGCAAACATGGGCAAACTTCTATCGATTGGTTCACTGGAGATTCAGCAGTTCCAAACCGCTGAACAGGCAGGATTGACTAAATCAACCCCAGTTGATATACTCCAAGATAAGAGAGGAGGAGAATAACTATGCGTTACTTTGTAAAAACTGATATCGATTTTAAGCCTGTAGCCCTATATCGCTTGAATCTTGATGTAGCAGACAGTATCTCTGAAGATATTTGGCAGCCAATCGCTAAGGAGTGGAAGCCGTCGGAAAGAATCGTTGAAGTCCTAACTCAAGGCTCAGCAGATTATGATGAAGTAAACGAGGAGTTGGCTCGTAAGACCTTCCCTGATGCTTTCATCGAGATGTCTAAATCAATCGGCTCCTACGAAGTCTCTAAGGCTGAAGATGCTAAGCGCTACACATTAGGAGCAATGTATATCCCTGACCGCCTAGATGCTCATGGCGAATGGACAGATGCCGAAGAGTTGCAGCGAGCAGTTTGGGATTATGTTCGAACAGATGACCGTCGAATCCGACTCCAGCATAACCGCGATATCGTGGCTGGAGAATGGGTCGAAGTTATGGCTTTCCCATATGAGTTGACTGTACCGATTAAGACTCCATCAGGCATTGAGGTCAATCACACTTATCCACCGAATACGGTTTTCCTTGGAGTTATTTGGGAACCTTGGGCTTGGCAGAAAGTACAGAACGGCGAAATTCTAGGATATTCAATCGGTGGTCGTGCAGAGCGTCTATATGTTGATATGGAAAAGGCAGACGGACCAACTGTGTCTGATGTGCATGTTGATACAATTATGAATCCAACAAAGAAAAAGCCAAAGGACAAGAATGAGCGCACGGGAAGCAAAACTAATCGATGAGTTACGAAACAAAGAACTCAAGGCATTAACCGACGCAGAGTTTCAGGCAGTCAAGGCTGAAGTTGAATCAAAGGGAATCCGCAATCTTAAGGGTTCTGCTGCTCAAGTAGTTTTTGCTGCATTGCGTAAGCGCGATGAGGCTATGAATAAAGCCCGCACCGTATCAGTTGGAGATATGGTTTCTTGGAATGCTTCAGGCGGAACAGCCCGTGGAAAAGTTGAACATGTTATGCGCGAAGGCGTCCTAGGTGTTCCTGATTCAGAGTTCAGCATTAAGGCTGAGAAGGACGACCCAGCAGTTCTAATTAGAATTTACAAAGACGGAGAAGAGACAGAAACTCTTGTCGGTCACAAGATGTCTACATTGAAAAAGAGTTTCGGAGTTGAAAAGCACGGTAACCATGACCAGTCTGAACATGGCGCATGGGCTAACGGAAAATACAACACAGATGATTCTGAAGGCGAAGACAGTTCAGAGCCAAAGAATTACAAGGGCAAGAAGCCAAAGATTTCGTATGATGACAATGACACCGAGGGTGAGTTCGAGACTAACGCCGACGACCCGAAGTGGATGGATGACATGGATATCCTCCGTCCTCCAAAGCGCTCACCAAAGAAATGAAAAACATCATTGATGTAACCATCGAGTTACTCAATTCGATGAATCTCCAAGCGCAAAGAGTCACAACCCAGCCTGGGTATGCAGGGGTCGAAGTTGACCTGCCAAATGACACACACGCCTTTTTTGTGTGGTCCAAGATGGACTCAAATGATTTCGCTTTTCGAGTTGCCAGTTTTTGGGAAAGCGAAAATGTCTTCCCCTCTTTCAGCATTTCGACTTTACCTGAAGCATTCGCGAAAACACGCATTTTGAGCATGTAGCAAAAAGGGTACAAAACGGGCATATGATATTCTTTAGCCGTCAAGACCCGAGTTTGTTTGCCTAACTAGGTGTTAGGTCGGCACTCTCTATTCGTTAGGAGAAACATTGGCAAATCGCACCCGCAAAATGGTGAATCTCGCCATTGAGGAAACAAGCGGGGTAGACCATCCCGCTCACCTACATGAAGGTTGGCTGGTTATGAAATCAGCCGACGAATCTGAAGTTCAGAGGGTTATGGACGAAACGCTCACCGAGGAGGACTCCAACATGGAGGAAACAACTACCACGGCTACTGATGAGCAGGTCGAAGTCGCAAAGGCTGAAATGACACTCGAAGAGGCAATGAACAAGATTGCTGAACTTCAAGCGAAACTCGTAGAACTTGAGTCAAGCGAGAAGGAAGACGAGATGGAAATGTCTAAGTCAGAGACCGTAGAAGAGGACTTCCTAAAGTCCGCTCCTGAGCCAGTAGTCAAAATGATTGAAGATTTGCGTAAGCAAGCAGCAGATGCAACAGCGGAACTTAATAAGGAACGCGATGCTCGTGCTGATGCAGAAGCAATCGAAAAGGCAAAGGGTTGGGCAAATCTCAACCTAGATGCTGACAAAGTTGGACCAGCGCTTCGTCGCTTGGCATCAACAGATGCAGACCTTGCAAAGTCAGTTGAAGAAATTCTTTCTTCAATCAATGCACAGGCTGAATCAGCAACAATTTTTGCGGAAATCGGCAAGTCCGCAGACTTCAAATCAAATGGCAATGCTTATGAGCGTATGACTACGCTTGCAAAGTCAGCAGTTGAAGAGGGTGTGGCAAAGTCATTCGAGCAAGCGCTCGCTGACGTGGCTACAAGCAATCCTGACCTATACAGCCAATACCTAACCGAGAAAGGTGCCTAATTACCATGGCATATGAATTCAGTAATTACTCGGTAAAGGTCACCCTCGTTGCAGGTGCCGACCTTTCCGCTAAGCAGTACAACTTCGTTAAGTTGAATTCTTCAGGACAGGCAATTGCTGTTGCAGCAATTACAGATGTTCCTGTTGGAGTTCTACAGAACGCACCAACATCAGGACAAGAAGCAGAAGTGCTAATTGTCGGTGGTACTAAGTTAGTAGCATCAGAAGCAATCACTCTTCCAGCATTCCTAAGCGTTGCCTCAACAGGCAAGGCTGACAAGATTGCAACTACAGATACAACACAGTATGTAGTTGGACAAGCGATTACTGCTGCTGGCGCTGATGCAGACGTTATCACCGCAGTTGTAAACTGCGCTAACCCAACACGAGCAAACTAAGGGGATAACTAGAAAATGCCACAGCCAAATATCAATTCCGTCCACGTTGACGCAATTCTTACAAACATCTCTGTTGCTTATCTTCAGAATCAAGATAACTTCATTGCTGACAAGGTATTCCCAGTAATCCCTGTCGACAAGAAGAGCGACAAGTACTTTACTTACACCAAGAACGATTGGTTCCGCGACGAGGCTCAACGCCGTGCTCCAGGAACTGAATCTGCTGGTGGAGGTTACAACCTTTCAACTGGTACATACTCAGCAGACGTGTGGGCTTTCCACAAGGATGTTGACGACCAAACAGTTGCTAACGCAGACTCTCCATTGAATCCTCTTCGTGAGGCAACAGAGTTCGTTACTCGCCGTTTGATGCTACGCAAGGAACTACAGTTCGTATCTGACTACTTCACTACAGGTGTATGGGCAGATGACATTACTGGTGTTGCTTCATCACCATCAACAGGACAGACAATCAAGTGGTCAGATTACACAACATCAGACCCAATTTCTGACCTAGAGGCTGGTAAGGCTGAGATTCTTGGTAACACAGGAATGGAAGCAAACACACTCGTTCTAGGGTATGACGTATTCAAGTCATTGAAGAATCACCCTGACCTAGTAGACCGCATCAAGTACACATCTTCACAGACAATCACAACAGATATGCTCGCAGCAATGTTTGACATTCCTCGCGTTATCGTTGCGAAGGCTGTTAAGGCAACAAACAACGAAGGTGCAGCAGATGCGTATGGTTTCGCATTTGGTAAGAACGCACTACTTTGCCACGTTGCTCCACAGCCTGGTCTATTGACACCATCTGCTGGATACCAGTTCGCATGGACAGGTGTTTCAGGTGGTCTTGGTGCAACAATCGGTACTTCACAGTTCCGTATGGAATCAATCAAGTCAGACCGTGTTGAGGCAGAAATTGCATTCGACAACAAGGTTATCGCGTCTGACCTAGGTTATTTCTGGTCAAGCATCGTCGCTTAATTAAATAAGGGAGGGAGTGAGACTTGATATAGTTTCACTCCCTTCTTTTAATTTAGGAGTAAGAATGAAAGCAAAAGTATTAAAGAGGATGGTTTCCCTAGGGGAGACATTAGAGGTCGGTGACATCGTAGATGTTTCTACTTGGAGACTTACAAAGTCTCTAGTAAGCAATCGTTACATTGTTTTAGTTGAGGACGAACCTGTAAAAGTTGAAGAACCAGTAGCAGAGACACCAAAGAAGAAAACTTCAAAAGCAAAATCTGAGTAGTCGGGACTGAATCGTGGCACTAACACCAAATTTATCAACTGTCACGGTTTCAGGAACGTATGTTGACATCCAAGGCACTCCAATTGCTGGACAGGTCAACTTCACTCCTCGAGCCATTCTGACAGATGCTTCGTATGACCAAATTGTTATCGCCAAAACAGTTTCAGTAACCCTTGATTCAAACGGCTCATTTAGCACTACGTTGCCTGTTACAGACGACACATCCCTAAGCCCATATAACTTCACTTATTTAGTTGAAGAGGCATTTAGCGGTGGTCGTCTTTACGATATTGCAATCCCATCAGATGCTGTTGCAACTGGTCTTAATCTTGCAGACGTAGCACCAGCCTCAGCAAGCGTTGGCTTGAGTTCAACTTATGTTTTACTATCAGCCTATTCAACCCTCAACGCTCAAGTTCAGGGAATGGTTGCAATAGTTGACACTGCATCAGCCCCAGCAACTGCAATTAATA